GTCGAGTCTTCGACCTTCACCGCGTAGCGAACCTTCCCGGTGGCGAAGGCGACGGTTCGGATGTGGCCCGCCAGGCGTTGCCCCTGGATTTCGATCCACACGGGGTCACCGATGTCGAACAGCGAGGGGAACAACGCCGCCAGGAGCACCCTCTGGAGGGGCGATCCTGGCGACTGCTGTGCCGCCAGTCGGACGACCTTGGCCCGTAGATCGGCCATCAGTGACCGAAGCCCGAGGCCGTCTCGTACTTGGGCTTCCCGTCCCACCGGCTGGCGTGATGCCCTTCGATCTTGAGGGTGTTGCCCATCTGCGGCACCTTGGTCTGCGGAGGCCCCACGTAGGCCCCGGGCACGGCGGACACGTAGTCGGCCCCGCGCTCCTCGCGGACGGTCTTGGAGGCCACTTCGCGGACGACGACGGCCTTCGGCTTCAACGCCGTGACCTCGAAGAAGTCCACGTTGGTCTGGTCGTAGCCCCACGAGGTGTAGAAGATGTCCCCGACCTTGATGTCGTGCTGGAAGTCCTTCCGCTCCTGGAGCCGGTCGGCCTTGTACTTGAGCGTGGACTTGCGGGCGGCGATGGTCTGATCGATCTCCCGCTGACGCCCAGCATCATCCCGGAAGCGGTAGTGCCACAGAGGCTTGTCCGACTTCCCCTGGAAGGCGATGCCCATGAACCGGTCACCGTCCTCCCACACCCAGATGGCGAGGTCCGTGCCCTCGGGCTGGACGAGACGAGCCTGGTCCCGCATGTGGGTCGGGATGTAGGAGGAGCGTGGCATCGGCGGAAAGCGGATGGCTTCCAGATGCCGGGCTGCGACGCGGGAGGCACTCGGGGTAGTCATGGGAACTCCAGATCAGCAGGAAGCGTAGCCGTAGAACAGCCAGCCCTTGGTTTCACCCAGAACCACCTGCTTCCGGTTGGCGGTGACTTCGTAGGTGGAGACACGGGGGCCACCGCCGGTCTTCTTGACGACGACCTTCTCGACCGTCACGGACGCCTTGGGGGGGATGCGTCCCGTCGCCTTGATGCGAAGCGTGCCCTGTCGCACGGCATCTGCATCGTTTCGAGCCTCGACGATGACCGTGACCTTCTCCTCCTTGAGGAGCCGCTCCTCGGTCACCGGAACAGCGAAGGCGGGGCCCCACTTGTCGTTCTTGTCCATGTCCTTGTGGGCGAAGTCATACGCCTGGGACCGGGTCATCGGGTCGCGGCTGCGGATCTCGTAGCTGTGCTTCTCGTTGATGGTGCCCGAGTAGCTGTCGTGGCCCTTCATGTAGCGGGACTCCTCGACCGCCTCGCGGAACGCCTTCTTCGGATCCGCACCGTCCACGTAGTTGTCGAAGCCGCATGCACCCGCCGTGCGGTTCTGGAAGTAGGCGTCCGCGACCCGCTGTGCGGCGGTACGGCTCGACTCCCTCACCATGTTGAAGCGCAGGGTGTAGCTCTGACGGATCGAGTTGAAGCCCTTGTTCTGGAGTTGGAGCGCCCGCTCGATTTGGGACGGACTCCGACCCATCGGAGCGGGGTCGATTCCGCGTGCTCGAGCGATGGTGCGCCATTGGTCGAGCGTCCGCTTGTTGCTGCTTCGCTCGGGGAACTTGGTGTCGACCAGCTTGGTGATGTCGGCCTCGGTCGTGACATTCACGCCGCTCCAACCCTGGCCGTTCTCACGAAGCGTCACCGTCCAGTTCTGAACGACAGGCGTGACCCGCCAGGTGGCCTTGGCCGTGGTCACCGTGAACGGAGCCGCCATCCGGTCGCGCTCGGCGACCAGAGAGCGGAACTTGGACGACAAGAACTCGTCGTTCATCGGCGCGGGGAAGTCCCAGCCCCACCCATTGAACGCCACGGCACCCGACCCGGTGCCACCCTCTACGCCCACCCGTGTCGCCCAAGTCACTTCCTTCAGCCCAGTCTTGGCGGACTTCAGGTGCGCTTCGATCAACTGCGTCAACTCGGCCGCGACCTGGGCCGGGTCTTCGATGGTCAGTTCGACCTTCTTCCGCGAGCGGAACACCCCAGTCGCATCCGTGTCGTCGAGCGCCTTCACCTGCTCGACCAACTCCCGGACGAACTTGGGGAGCTTCGTGCGCCCCGTCTTGGTGACGATGTTCTTGAACGTCTTGTACCGCTTCCCGGACTCGATGCTGCCCCAGTAGAAGTCGTCCACGGCGCGGTAGCCGATCGTCAGCACATACGCCTTCGCGGTCCCCTTCTTGAGGATGACCGAACCCACCCCGTAGGCCGGGTTCGTGTCCAGGGACAGGTCCGTCTTGAAGTCGATGTCCACGTCGTCGGCCAGGTCGAAGTCGAGCACGGCATGACGCACCGCCTCGAACGCCTCCTGGAAGTGCTCGCCCACGAGGAGATCCTCGTACTTGGCGATGGCATCCTGGGCCTGCTTCAGATCGTCCTCGAACTTCTTGAGTGCCTTGGCCGCCTTCGCCTGCAAGGCCCCCATGTCATCCCTCAGTTCCGAAGGGATGTCCCGCACGCCGTAGAGGGTGCCCAAGAACGTGCGGAGCTTCGTCGTGTTGGACGTGAAGTCCACCACGACCCGCTGTGCATCCGCCAGAGGCATCAACCCACGGGGGAGGGCCGCCAGACGAAGCCCGAACCCCTTGGCCTCAACCGAGAGAGCCGCATGCTCGTCGAGGATGTCCTGGAACAACTCCTCGGCGCGCTGTAGGTCGAATGCAGGCATGGCGTGTCCTCTCTCTGCCTCGGGGCGTATAGACGAAACAACGACAGGGACTACCGCTTGAGAGTGCGGTCTCCCGCCACAACCATGAACGAGGAGTAGTTGGCGTTCTGCTTGCCGGACTTCCCGGCTTGCCAGTCAGAACCGATCCAACACTCGCGGAAGTAGTTCTCGGCGGGCTCGTTGTTCCCGAGCACCTGTGTGGCGGTGACCAACGTGCCGCCCCACTCCTTGACCCGTACCGCCGCGTCCGCCACCAGGTAGATGTGGACCGGTGTGCGAACGATGGCCGTGTCCGAGGTCGTCAGCGCCTCGGAGAAGGTGGCCCCCTTCTTCCAGGCGTCCATGAAGCCCTTGAAGCGAGTCGGGTAGAAGTTCACGAACCGGCTTCCCGCCGCCGCCTTGGCTCCCAGCTTCATCCAGGTCGGGTTCATCGTCGAGCCGTAGCAGTTGCACTGCCACACCGCCCGGAGGCACGGGTACTTGACGTTCGCCTCGATGTACGACGCCGACACGGAGCCGTTGTCCCCGTAGGTGCCGTTCGACACCCGGAACTTCTTGTTCCACCCGTGGGAGAACACGTACAGGTCCACCTCGAAGCCCTGGGCCCCGAGGTCGTTGAGGTGCTTGACCAGGTTCTCCTTGGTCGGGATGTCCACCACGTCCGCGTGCTTCGCGTCCGCATCCGACACCTGGAAGGGGCCCATGCTGGTGGCGTGATGGAGGAGGACCGCCTTGTCGTAGCCCTCCAGCGCGAGCTTCAGAGGAACCGTCTCCTGCGCGAGGCGGTTCACGTAGCTCTCCTCGCCGAAGTAGAAGAAGACCAGCGACGCTCTCTTGGACATGCCTGCCTCCCATGCTTTGGGAGGCGCATTGCCTCTTTACCGCCAAACGGTTGGGACGTAGTCGTAGCCGATCTTGTTCCTGTTCAGAAAGTCCTTGAACTGGCTTTCGTTCATGGCTTTCACGGCCTCGGGATCTGCCTTCAGCAACTTGAACAACTTGCGAGCCCCACCGGCGGACAGGGACTTGTAGAACGCCTGCATGCCTTCTGTCTGCCGCATGAACTCATCGTCGTCCTTGTCCGCGTAGAACTTGAACTCGTTCCACTTGGCGGTCCCGCCGAAGTCCTTGCCTCGGAACTGCACGGGCTTGTAATTGGCAGGCTCAACTTCGAGGAAGCTAACCTCGTCGTTCCACACGATGGACCGTGGGAAGCCCAGCTTCGTGAAGTCCGCCTCGGAGTAGACCTGGTAGGCCGCATGAGGGTACTTCTCACGGGGGTACTTCTCGACCAGTTCCAACGACTCGGCGATGAGACGGTCCTTGGCGTCCTCCAACGCCTTGTCCATCGCAGACACCACCTGGTCGAACCCCATCCCGCTCGACAGCTTCGCGTCGTTCTTGATGTTCTCCATCAGGAACGCACTCCCGGGGTGGAACCACTGGACGTACTGGCCCGTGTTGTACGTCCGCTTCCGCAGCCGCCGCTTCACAGGCTTCCCAGGCATCTCCTGGACTTCCATGCGGTTGTCCGGGTGGTCGGCCCATGTGACCCGCACCTTGTCGTTCTCGATGAGGGTGTCCATCTCGCCCCGAGCCTGCTTCACCAAGGGCAACAAATGAGCCCTGAGCGATGGGTTCTGGTGGGCAAGACGGATCACGGCGGAACGGAGATTCGACATGAGGGCTCCAGTGGATGACTTCTCATCCACAGGAGCCCTATCAAACCTCTATCGAGCCAGGAACCACTCCCGAGCCCTCGTCTGGACCGCCTTTTCGACCTGGTTCCACACGAGCCCGGAAGCCTCAAGCTCAGCCTCCGACTCCTTCTTCACGTCCGCCGTGACCCACTGGAGGAACTTGCCCGTGAGCTTCGGGTCCTTGATGTCACCACACGCAACGGTGAGGCCCTGCCCGAGCCGGGCATCCGTGACCATCAGGCCCACGAACCCTCCGACCGACGTGACCACCTCGGGGGCCACCTGGACGGCCTCCTTCACCCGCGTCGTGCGGTGCTTCTCGCCCTTGGCCTTGAACATGAGCCGAGCGAGCCTCTCAGGCATACGACCATTGGCGACCGACACCGGGTAGAGCACCACGCCCTCCCCCATGCCCGTGACGCCGAAGGCAGCCTTCACCCACGGGTCCTCCTTCTCGACCGCTTCCACAACCCCGTTGAGGAGGTCGGCAGCGACCTGAAGGCTTCCCTCGTTGGCGTAGTCGAGCCAGAAGTGAACCCCGTCCATCCACGGGAGCACGTAGACGCCCGGGATGACGTGCGGGTTGACGTAGGACGCGATCTCCATCGGGTCGGTGACGACCACGGCTCCCTCGCCGTCCCCCACCTGGATGGCGAACACGGCGAAGAGCTTGCCGGGGAGAGCGGAGATGGCCATCCCCGGCTCGACACCGGGGCCACACCACTCACCGAACACCGTGAAGCCCGCAGGGAGCTTCCGGAACGCCGCCTCGTGGAGATGAGCCCACTTCGAGAAGCCCTTGAGGTCGGCCTCAGGCGTGAGGATGGTCTCCCGGCTCTGGGTCACGATGCCATCGGCGTGAACCTGCACGGCACAATTCGTCCCGTGGAGCTTGACCTTCGCCTTGTAGAGCACCTTGGGGAGTGGAGCACCGCCCTCTTCGGGAGTCAGGGCGGCGAGGTGATTGAGCGTGCGAACGACGTTGTGGAGAAGCTCGATGCTGCTCCATGCGATGTGCGTAGCCACAGGACACTGTCTTCGATATTACCTGCCGTACCTTCAGGCAGGCCCACCAGTCCTCTCGGACACCCTACTCTACGCCGGGCACGAGAAATCTGAACCCGGCGGACCCAACTTTCCCATCAAGCCGACGCGGCCAGGGGCTCGTTCTTGGCCTCCTTGGCCGCCTTCTTGGCCGCCGCAGCCGCTTGCTTGGCCTCCCGCTCCGCCTGCTTGCGAGCCTTCTCGGCGTCCTTCAGAGCCTTGGCCTCGACGGCGGCCTTCTTCTTGGCCTCCTTCTCGGCAGCCAGACGGGCTTTCTCCTCCGCCTTCAGGCGCTTCGCCTCGGCCTTGAGAAGTTCCTTGGCGGCGTTCTCCTCCCGCTTCGCGATCTGCTTCAGGGAGGACTCGGAGAGCTTCCGGAGGTCGTCATCGGTCAGCCCTGAGAGGAGCCGCACGATCTTGCTGTACGAGTAGGCGGAACGCTCGATGCGAGCCCTCGCGGCCGTCTCATTGGGGTGCTCGAGGGCGAGGCTGGGGCCACCATCGGCGAGCCACTTCTCGACCATCTCAGACGCCTCCTCCTTCGTCTTGAAGATGGTCGCGGTCTTCACGGAGGAGGGGCGGACGTGGCCGTCCTCGCCGACCCGGAGGCCGAAGCACATCTCGTACTCGGGGGAGGCTCGGCCGATGACCTTGTACTGGTCCCACTCGTAGTGGCCTCGGTTGTAGTACCAGGACGGGGAGCCCGGCGACACATGGTCCTGGACGTACCAAGAGGGGCCGACCCCTTCGAGTCGAAGTTGGCCGTCCCCCTTGTTGTGGTCGGTCAGGTGGATGACGGTGTTGTGTGGGGAACCCAGAAAGGACTCGTGCGCGTTCCGCTTCTTGATCATCGGATATGCCTCCTGCCCTCCCTACGCGGAAGGGGTTCCGTTTAGACCGACCGTGTGCGTAGGTAGAGCATGAGGGGAGGACTCGACTTCGGATGGATCGCCGCCAAGCCAAGCAACACTGGACCAACCGGACGAACGAGTGGAAAACCTGGGCCCAGAGCCTCATCGCAGACATACAGACCCTCGAAGACCCTGCCTTCCGGCACTGCGTGGCGGGAACGCTCGATGCCTGTGCTTCAGGATGCGGAAACGTCATCGTTCGGCGACTCAAGGCGGACAAGCTCAGCCTGGTCGGCATCTCGCTCGACCCTGAAGTCAGTGAGGCTTTGGAGCGTGGGGTTCGCTCGCTGAACGAGGACGTGGACTTCCCGAAGCTCCTCGGGGATGCGGATGCGCCGTCTACTTCGCCTTGCGGAACACGAAGATGGGATCGGATCGGTCTTTGGCTTGTTCCCCGAATGACCCCTTCTGCATTCGCCACGTCTCCGCAAGAACAAACCCCGAGCCCGTCCCATCATCGACCGTGATCTGTTCCAAAGGAACCACCTTGCCCCCGTCCCGGACATCCGCGACATGCACCGCGAAGTGAGCACCGGGTTGTAGCACCCCTGCTACCCGACGAAACATCGGTCGAAGGAAGAACTCCCGCCAAGCACCCACCCCCAGACTCTCTCGGGCCCCCTCCCCGTACACCTCCTTCGTCCAGAAAGGAGGGGATGTCAACGCAAAGTCTGCCGAAATCCCAGTGAGATCAGCACTCTGAATCTCCGCGTGGATGAGACGCACCAAACCCCGGTCGAGGCCCGCCGTCTCACACACCCGCATCCCCAGTTGGTAGAGGCAGGCGTGCGTTTTCGTCACAGGCTCCACCCCGATGTAGCCACGCCCTGAAGATAGAGCACCAACCATTCGACCGCCCCATCCAGCACAGGGATCAAACACCACCCCGCCAATGGGACACCACTTGTCCATGAGTGCCCGAGCGACGGCCGGACGGAAACACGCAGGAGTCCGATTCAGTGCAGTGAGAGCCGAACGGACATGCCCCGCCGTGAGTCCAGGTTTCTTCCCACGAAGACTGAACCGAAGTGCCTTCAAGAAGCGGCCATCATCCGCAAACGCCCCCAACGCGGAGAAGTCGGCATCCGAGTTCCGGGTGTTGAACCTGTGGGGCATGTAGGCCGAGCACAACCCCAGCCCCACAGGATCCGGTTTGAGGGTTCGACCCTCCGCCCGATACTCGTTGAGTCGAGCGATGTCACTCAACAGGTGCTTGTCTGAGGGGATGCTCGGATAGGGGAACCCGAGCACTCGATGATACGCCATCGCCCGTCGAACGAGCACGTCCCGTTCTGCCTCGGACATACCCGCCACAAGGGCTTCCGTCAGCCCGGCGATCTCGATGTGGACAGCCTCCAGATCGGACACCCCCACGAACGTCGTGACAGCACATGGGAGGTCCAAGGGGACACGGTAAGCATCCCACTTGGAAGGGCCACCCACCGAAACAGAGAGGCCGTGCGCGGGCATGTCCACGGCAGGGACACGGTACACGGCCTGCACCTCCTGTGCCGTTCGATCAACCCCAATGAAGTAGTAGGTATCGGCAGTACATCCTGGTGACCGGAAGAACGTCCAGCGGTTCGGCCCACTCTCCCGTTCGGACCATCTCCGAACACGCACGTTGATGGTCTCCCCACCTACGTCCTTGAAGTCGTAGGTGGCGGTCGGATCTATGGCGGATTCGTGGTGTGCGTCTGGGTGAAGCCTACGGTAGATGGCCTCCCCGATCTTCCCCAAGACAATCCGGTCATAGTCCACCCGAGGGGTAGCTTCTTCGGGGGGTGCTTGCTGTGCAGATCGAAGAGTTTGGAGTTTTCGGTCAAGGAGTAGCACCTCCCCATCAGAGACCTCGTGTCCGAGGGTGTACTCCCGTGATGCAGGGGACATCACCTTGAGACGTTCGGGGAGGAAAGTCACGGGGACAAGCCAAGCACGCAGCACCTTCGTGCGTTCGGGGTCAAGTCCAATGAAAAAAGCATGATCACAGTTCTCTCGCACCCCCTCGATCTGGAACTTCCATGCGGGGAGCCCATGCGATGTCTGATATTGCCCCGCCGTCTTTACGTTGACCCGTCCGTGCTCGGGATGCTGTGCATCAAACGGGGCTCGATTGCCATACTCGGCCACCACATCAGAAGCTGAGGGGAACAGGTGGATGTATAGGAGTTCGCCTACTCGACCCCACCACGAGTTCGTGCCCGCTGTCATCGTCCGAAGGTCGTCCGCTCGGCCCCCCTCACCCCGACGGACTCGTCCCCTACGATCTACGTCCTTGGACTCGGAGATGCCCACCCGCACAGCGGTTGCTGGGGGCTGACACACGTCACAGTATCGACGTGTGTTCTTGTCAGATGCGTCCCGGTAAGGGGACTGACACTTGCGGCAGAGCTTGTGCCGCGACTTCTCCCTACATGCGGGACACCGGATGTTCTGCTCGTCAGGGGGGAGGTAGAACGTCTCCCGACAAGTGTTGCATGTGCGCCGCCGTCCGTTTGTCGCAACAGACGTACACGGGAGCGCAGGGTCGGAGGGGGTGGTCATACACTATCCGCGAGAGGGTTCTTTGAGAATCTACCCGACGGATTGTGAAACGACAAGGGGTCCGTTGAACTGAATCAACGGACCCCTTGGGTTGTGGGCGGGGAACCCGCCTTACGACCGACTACCGAGTGATCGTGAGCCGGGTCAACCCCTTCGGATTGTACGCCCCGATGCCGAGATTCTCGAAGATGCTGAACCCAATGGTCCGCGCCTTCGGGTCGTCGGCGGAGAGGACCGTGAGTTCGGTGCGGACGGGGATCCGGCCGAACATCTCGGGCTCACAGCAGACGTACACGGTGCCGACCGGGACGAGACGGCTGACGATGATCTGGGCTCCCCAGAGGTTCGCCATCAGACCGGTCTTGAGCAGGTCACGCTGCGACTCGATGTCCAGGATGTCGCGACCGAACTTGCGGAGGTCCGCGTAGTCCCGGGCGTTCATGAACACGCGAGCGACCCGGAGGTCGTGACGCTCGATGAGGGCGAACGCATCCGCGAGGACCGCACCGGAGACCGGGGCGACGACGGGAACGTCCGGGTTCTCACCACCAGCGATCGAGTCGAACCCGTTCGTGGCGATGGCATCGAGAACCGCGAACACGCGCTCGTCCTCGGCCGCCTGGATCTGGGCCCGACCGAGATCCTGGGCGCGCTCGATGAGATCGTAGCGACGCTCCTTGATCTGGGTGAGGGGGATCTCGGGGTTCGAGGCGATCTCGAAGAGGGGGAAGATCACGCGACGCGGCTTGGTGATGGCGAGGATGTTCTCCCCCTCCTCACCGACCACGTAGGCGGTCACGTCCGGATCCTTGTCGTAGATCGGGAGCGCACCGTCCGGAAGCTGCTCGACCAGGAAGGTCTTGCGGCCGACGGCGGTGTAGTCGCGGCGCAGCCGGAGAGGCTGCGTCATGGAAGCGGCGAGCTTCGCACGACCCTGGGGGGTCTTGATGTAGTCGCCGATGATCTTCGCCTTGACGGCGTTTGATGCACCAGTCATGGGTTCCTCCTCAGATCCGCTGATCGAACACGATCTCGTTCCGGATCGAGTCCGCAGGCATCTTGAGGATGCCGATGGTGGTGGATGCCGTGAGCCCGTGCTCGACTTCGGCGGTGATGGTGGCGGCGTCGAGAGAGACGACGGCGGCACCGGCGGTGTTGATGGCCGTGCGGGGCATCAGGTAGCCGTTGCGCGAGGCAACGAGTTCCTGGCCGACGGTGTACCGGAGGTCATCGCCCTGGGCGATGCCCGCAACCGCTGCGAGAGCCTGGGTCTCGTACAACTGGTTGCCGTAGGTGCCCTGCGCCGAGACGTAGGGACCCTTGCCCGAGGCCGCTGCGGGCTGGTTCTCGTAGGCGTTGCCCGCCGCCGAGTTGATGAACAACCCGAGGGGACGAACATACGTCTCGAGAAGAGCGGACGCGAGCGACTCAGCGTTGCCGCCGATGTAGTTCGAGCCCTGGTCGGGACGGGTGAAGGCCACCGAGCCGGAGAGAACGCCGAGCACCGAGGTGTCGACCTTGTCCGAGATGGTGGAAGTGGTCGTGACGATGGGGGGGTTGGTCTGGGTGAACGCATCGTCGGTCAGGATGCCCACGGTGTTGCGAACACCAACGTGGAGAATCCGGAGGGCCGATGAGGACTCCGTGAACCCGCCGCTCGCCTGTCCAAGCATTGGCATGTGTGCCTCGCTCTTTGTTTACAGGAAGTGGTGGAACGGTTCTGGTGGGCAGGCGGATTCCTGACCAACCTTCTCGTCTATAGGGTCTGATTTATAGGGTCTTTATCGAAGGTTTCTTGGCGAAGGTTTGAAGTTCGTTCGGAAACCCCGGAACTCGACTCGGAGGGGAACTTGCCCCCTCCGAGTCGAATCAGATCAGCCCTTGAACGCCCCGCTGACATCGGGAGCGGACTCCCAAATCTTCGAGAGTTCGGCGATGTCGGCACGAGCCCCGGCGGTACGAACCTGCGTACCGACGGTCTTGGCACCGGCGTTGGCCTTCTTCGGCTGGGGACGGAGGTTCGCGGAAGCGGCCTTGGCGACGGCGGCCTTCTTGCCCGCATCCTCCTCGGCAGCCTCGTCCTCGATCTCCTCGTCCTCACCCTCGGCGGCGTCGTCGCCCTCGTCCTCGACCTCTTCCTCGTCCTCGGCCTTCTTGGCGACCTTCACGTCCGAGGCGAACAGCGACGCGAGGATCTCGTCGTCACCGCCCTGGAGCATCGGGTCACCGAGCAGGCCCATGGGGTCGTCGAGGGAGTCCATGGAGATGTCCATGTCGTCCTCGAGGTACTGGGCGAGGGACTTGCCGGCCTCGACCGGAGCGGCCTGGGCCACCGGAGCCGCCTGCTCCGCGAGCATGGCCTGGAGCATCGCCTCGGCTTCGGCCTCGGCGTCCACGGGGGCCTCAGCCACCTTGGCTTCCTCGGCCATCATCTCGGCGAGCATCGCCTCCTCGGCATCGACGGGGGCCTCGGCCTTGTGGCCGGTGCCAGCCTTCATCTCAGCCAACTGCGCCTGGAGGGCAGCCAGCATCGACATGACCTCGCCCATCTTGTCGTCGGAAGCCTTCTTGGAGGCGGTCTCCTCGACCTCTTCCTCCTCCTCGACCTCCTCCTCGCCGTCCTCGCTCGCGAGCATCTTGCGGAGCAGGCTCTCGGGGTCTTCCTTCGCGGCCTCGAGACGACGGAGGGTCGCCGCGAGACGGGCATCGGGGAGATCCATGAAGTCGAGGGCCTGGTCCTCGATCATGCCGGTCGCGATCTTGTCGCCGGCCTCGGCCGCTGCCGTGATCTCGGAGCCGAGCATCGCGGAAGCGATGCGGAGGCACTTGGCGGCCTTGTGCTCGACCGCCGCGCGGAGGTCGGAAGCGTTCTTGGCCGGAGCGCCAGGCTGGGTGGCCGGGTGCTTGTAGCCACCGTCGTCCACGGGGACGGCGGGAGCCGGGCTGGTGCGGTACGGACCGGGGTGCGGATCCTCGGCCCACGAGGACGTGTCACCGTTCTCGTAGGCAGCGGGCTGCGTCGGGTCCGGGTAGCCAGCCGGGTGGGTGATCCCCTCGTCGGGGGTCTGGGGGTGAGCGGACGCACGCTTGGCCTCAGCAGCCTTGCGAGCAGCTTCCTCAACGGGAAGGACGGGGCCGGTGGCCGACTTCCCGCCCCATGTCATGCGTTGACGATTCATCGTCATCTCCTGTTCTTTTCGGGGGTGGAATTGCGGTTGGCAACGCCTTCCGCGTTGGTGAGGATCCGACCAAGTCGGAGCAGAGCCCGACCCTCGGACAATCCGAGGGCCCGGCCCATCGCATCCCGACATGCGGTGAGAAAGGTCTCGGTCGAACTGAACTTGGACAAAGGCCCCACGGTCAGAGCCGCACGGTACACGCCCACCGGGGCCTTGACCCCGAAGGACTCATCCAGGATGGCGATCTTGTTGACCAGGTCCGCATCCGAAGATGCGGTCCGGATCATCGCCATCACGGAAGCTGCATAGGCGGTACGAGCAACCCGGGTTGCATGGGCCACCTGAACGTTGTCGTTGAGGTGCGCGGTGGAGTCCTCGGGAGAGGGCTTCCGGTCCTTCTTCGCAACCTCGTCCGACACCTTCTTCTCGATCCGCTCCATGATGGTTGAGAGGATGCGATCCTCCAACTCATCGAACTTGGTAGGAGGAGCCGGAGACGGTGCGGCTTCGGCCTCACCACCACCCTCCTCACCAAAGTCGAACTGCGCCCGGCGGTCAGAGACTTTCCCGACCACCGCTCGATCTTGAACCAGCACTTCGGCCTCGGATGCGGCCTTGACGCGGACATCCGAACCGTTCACCCACTGTGGCGGGGGAGAGGAGAGGACTTCCTGCAGCTTGTTCGCGGTCCGAGCGTTGAGCGCCTCGGGGGAGATGATGTTCCGCATCACCGCACCCGTGAACGCCGGAGAGGCGACCCACGAAGCCTCGATGAAGGTCACACCGCCCGTCGGATCCTCGGAGTGATGCCCACAGAGTTCGGCGATGCGGTGACGACGACCACGCTCGTCGAGGAACACGTTCCCCTTGGCGTACTTGATGTGGTCGCACAGTTCGGTCTCATCGACCGCAACGTTGCCGCACTGCGTACAGGTGGTGAACTCCACCGAGCAGCCCATCGAGAGCGTGCCCAGTCGCCCGCTCTCGATGTCGGCCACCAGGTCCGCGTGCTTGCGGTCGGTGGCGACGAGGATGTCCACATAGATGGAGTCGCCGATGTCGCGGGCAACCGCGTCGATGACCCGACCCTTGGAGAGATCCTCCACCTGAACGTGCTCGAGGAAGTTCTGGGCCCCGATGAGCGTCCGGTAGGACTTCAACAAGACCTGGCGGGAGAAGCAGTCCAGGTTGTTGTTGATGTACTTGTCCGTCTCCGCCGTGACCCGGTAGTCCGCGAACTTCCGGTGGATGCGGCGGTTGCCGTCCTTGACGGAGCCGAGCTTCACACCCAGAACTTCGATCGCATCGACCGAAGCCACCAGGGTGCAGTGGCTCAACAGGTACTGCTCGGGGTTGAAGGCATGACCCAGAATCTCGGAGGCTTGAGCCGCGAGGTTCTGGTTCGGTTGCCCGTTGACCTTGGCCGCCGTGCGGACCTTCGTCCAGCCACCCGGGGTGGCCCGGGGGTGAAGGACGATAGCGTTAGCAGTTCGGAGGAATGCCATGGCTACGCCTTGTCCCCAAGGATGGAGTCCCGCTCGATGAGGAACAGACAGGAGGGGCAGCCGTACAGCCGCTCGCTCTTGCCCTTCATCCGACGGTAGATGGCTCGCTTGAGAGCCGCCTTCTTGCACTTCGGGCAGTTGTAGTGGCCCGATTCGAGTTCTTCGGCGGTGGCCTTGTAGCGACGGTCAGCAGCCGCCCAGTAGAGCGCCTGCTTCACGAACGCATGGGCAACACGGTCCACGGACACCGGGGAAGGCTTGTGCTGAACCTGGGCCTGTGCGACAGGTCCCCCAGGGACAGACACCGTTCCCGCACCACCAGGCACGTAGCCGTCGTGCGGAGGATTGGGCTCGCCCTCATGGTTGAGGCGCTGAAGCTCCTCCACTCCGTACCGCTTCGCACCCTGCGGGAACTCCACGTCCACCATCCCGATGCCCGGCCACACCGCTACCACGCGACCCGCAAGGTCACGGCTCGCCCCGTAGGGGATCACGCGATCCCCCACACGGAACTCGGCCGCGAGGGCCTGGTAGTCAGCACCGGCAGAACGGTTGGTCAACGTTGCTCCCTTCAGCGGGCGAACAGGTCGTAGCCGTACTTCTGGGCGAAGGCGGTCTTCTCGACCTCCTCCTCTTCGACTTCCTCGACCTCTTCCTCGGCCGTCTTGTTGGAGGCTTCCTTGGACTCGACCTCCTCGACCTCCTCGACCTCCTCGACCTCCTCGACCTCCTCGACCTCCTCGGCCTTCTTGGAGGCTTCCTTGGCGGCGTCCTCCTTCTTGCCGAGTCCCTTCACCGCGTCAGCGACGATGGACGCGCCGAGGGCCACCAGTTCCTTGAGGGAGCCTCCGCCCACCATCTTCTGGAACTCGAGGAGAGCCACGGGGGACGAGCCGTCCACACCGGCCACGACTTCCTTCAGGTAGGGGATCTGCTCGGTGACGGCCTGCACAACCTTGTCGGTCGCGACCACCACATCGGACTCGACGATGCCGGTCGCCTGCTGGACGAGCGACAGGTCGCGGAGCTTGCTGACCGCCTCGGACTGCTTCTTCACGTCGCCAGCCAGAGCCTTGATCTCGGTCATGTCCGAGGCCGCGAGCTTCGCGTGGAGCATCGTGAGAACGTCGGCCAGGTCGGAGAGGGCCGACATCGCCGCCAGGCGACGGAGGCGAGCCTTGCTGGCGGAGACGAAGAACCCGATGTCCCCATCCTGCTGCTTGTCGCGAAGCTGCTGGAAGTTCACCTGGGAGAAGTGCCCGGCCATCCAGGACTCGACCGGCGGGGTGATGATCTCCTGGGGGCCGGACTTCAGGTCGCCGATGGCGTTGGCGTCGAAGCCGGACTCGCCGTGGTCCACAGAAAGACCCGTCTCATCTTCCTGGGCCTTCTTGCCACGAGCCTTCTTCGCCTCGACTTCCGCCCTGGCGTCCGCCTCACCCTTCTTCTTGGAGGACTTCTTGTCCTCAACCTTGTCCTCGGCCTCACCCTTCTTGGCCGACTTCTTGTCCTCGACCGGAGCTTCCGCCTTCTTGGCAGCGGTCTTGGCCGAGGCTTCCTTGTCCCCCTCCTCCGCCGCGACTTCCTCACCGTCCGCCTTCTCCTCGGCCTCGGCGAGCTTGACCGCGTGCTTCTCGACGTGGTCGGACATCGCGTCACAGTAGTAGGCGAACCGGAGCGCGTACTCCTCGGGGATGCCGAGGACCGCGTGCTGCTCCTGGAACAGGGCCGCGATGCGATCCAGGTCGGAGGTGACTGCGCGGGCACCAAGCCGGGTCAGGTGTGGGGTAGTCATGGAATCCTTCCTCCGGAAGCGGTGGGGTCTGAGCGCGGGCGGGCCCGAAGACGGCAGACCCTTTCGCTGATATGGGCCCGGTATAGACAGACTATCCAAAACCGAGATGAAGTTTCTGGGGGTTTGGAGTTAGGGCCGCCAGCCTGAAACTCCGGAGCGGGACTTTACCCAGCCACACAAGGTTGGGGGTCTCAACCTCCCGTATCCTTGTAGTTCAAGGACAGATCCTTGTCTTTCCCATCGACATCCGGATCGTCCTGCACTTTCATGCGCTCCCGCTTGCTGTCGTCCCGAGGGGGCTTCTTCGACGGGCTCTGCCGCACCAGCCGTTCCGCCTCTGCATCCTCACGTTCGCCTTGAGTCTTGGTTGCCACTCGGTGGAACCATGCGGTGACCACACGATCGACCGACGCATCTTTCAGATTGTCGATGACGGTGCCGTCCTTCATGTAGGCATCCTCGAGTCCTGGCACGAGGTACTGGGTCCGCAACGTGGATGCCTCGTGGCCCACGGCTTCGGCGGTCGCCTCGAGGGCCCTCTTGAACTCATCCTTGAGGATCTTGTCCTTGTCCTTTCGACCCTTGGGGAGTTCGGGCCCCTTCTTCCGCAACGAGCGAAGTTGTTCCTGCATCTCGCGGTTGGCGTGGAACCCACGGAGATCCTTGGCGGTCACGTCGAAGGGCTTGAGGTAGGCGTTCACGTCCCGAGACGTGATCTTCACCGGGCCTTCCGCATCCTCGGAGCCAAACGAGAGGATGGGGTCGTCGGGGGACTTGTCCTCACAGCATCCGCGAAGGGCCTTCACGAGGTTGGCGTCATCCACAACCTTCTCGTGCTTCACGCCAGACTTGCCCACGTACTTGATGGTGGCCTTCCCCTTCCCGAAGGTCAGGTGCTTCTTCAGCCACCCCGTGACCCCGAAGTGCCCCTCGTCGGCGGAGTCGTCGTTCCCGACCCGCTCGAACGTGGCGTCGATGAGGGCGATGGCGAGAGCCGTGAGGCGAGTCTTGTCGTCCTTCGCGTCCAGATCGTCGTGGACCTGCTTCCGTAGATCCTTCATGGAGTGCCGGAGCTTCTCGACCCGCTCGGCCTTCTCCTTGTTGCGGTTGGCGATCTGACGCGGGCCGTACACGTAGACCGTCGTGGTGCCTGACCCGTCGGCCTTCGGCACCTTCTTCTTCTCCTTGTACTTGCTCTCGGCGGTCTTCTCGATCCACTTCCCGCCCTGCTCGTTGTACCGATGCGTCGCCCACTGACTCGCGGGAGGGGAGGGCCACGACCCCTCAAACTTCTCCCGCGCCTCGTCGAGGGTTGTCTCCCAGAGAAGCTCGTCCTCGGGGTCCGCCTTTCGTTCCCCAGCGGAGCGGGTCACCCAGTCCTTCAGAGCGAAACGCTCGACCTCCTGAACAAGCGAGGCGGGAACAGGGCCCGAACCTGAGTTGGCCCCGTACAACTCCTCTTTCAGGCGCTTCACCTCTTTCAGCACCTTGCGGCGAACCGATGGTGCCGCATCCCGCGTATCGGAATCCACCCCGGACACCTTGTCCAGGAGGATCTGGACAGAACTCCTCCGTTCATCCCTCCGTGCGAGTCGCTCTCGATCTTCGTCCAGAAGCCGATCGTACTTCTGCTTCTCCGCTTGAAGCGCCCGCATCAAAACAGAGTCGGTGGCGGGCACGTCGAGCTTGATCGGGTTGTTTGAGTAGAACGTTAGACGAGCCTCCGGACCTCTCACGACAGGGGTGACGATCACATCCAGGCTCGGACCCGTCCAATGATCCTTGATTTCCACGCGATAGACGTTCGGGTCCAGAACCTCTGCCAGCGACTTCTGGATTTCCTTGACCCAACCGAGGTTTCGCTTCCAGAAGTGGTCCTGCTCGAAGAAGGCCCCCACCCGCTCGCCAGCCGCCCTTCCAGCTTTGGGATGGAACTTCACCCCCATCCAGTCATCCGTCCGGCCACCCCAGTAGAGCCGGTAGTCGGGGAACTCGTTCTTCAGACCTGTCAGAACGGCCTCGTAGGCGCGGCTCTCCTCCAGCCGGGGCGAGAACTCCACCATCGACGTGCGGTCCACGAGCAGGACACCGTGCTTGAGGTGCGCGTGGATGCCGAGGTCAGTGAGGAACTCGAGCGCCAACTCCTCGGGCGTGGTCGAAGCCGTCCGGGCCAGCCACCGAGCGGCCACCTTCGTCTCGGGGGGAGTGACGTGGCGAACCCGGAACAGTCCCATCACCCGGTTCTTCTTCCGACCCTTGGGTACAGGCTCGATCTCGATCATCGGGATGCCCCGCTCATCGGTGAAGATGCGGACCAGCTTCCCAGGCTTGTTCTGGAACTTCCCGTAGCTCACGTAGTCGCCGACGTTGAAGTAGGAGGCTCGCTTCTCTCCAGCCACCCGTACCCGCGAGGCGACAGGTAGGAGTCCCTTCCGAAGCTCCCGCACCCTCTGGGCGATGAACTCGTAGGGCAACCTCTCCTGGACGGCCCGCTGCACCCGACGGATCTGGTCTGCCAGGCCACCCAACAAGGATGCGTACTGCTGGTTCACGTCGAGGGTCACGGCCTCCTCGGCCAGGGCCTCGGTGGTGAACAGGTGCTTCCAGATGCAGTCGGGGCACCGCTTCCGGGGGTGGAACAGGTGGTCCTCGAGCAAGACCAGTTGCTTGAACATCTCCCGGACGTTGAACGCCGGGTCGAGGATGGGCAACAACCCCTCCGACCCCTTCTTCACGACCTTGGTGTCCCCATCCGTCTTGACCGACAGGTCCGTGTACTCCCGCACCTGAACCTCAATCTTGGCCTTGCGGCCTTCGGGCATCCGGTCATCCAGTCCGAGCCACTTCACCTTGTCGGGAAGCAGGTAGAGGATGAGCTTCTTCTGGGTGAGGTCGAGCACCATCTGGGTGGTCGTC